CTAAGACTTCTTTACCAGATGGTGTATTAAAAGTTGCGAGAAATACCATATTAAGTTTCTCTTCTTCATCAGGACTGCGTGTCATATTATCCAAACCTATTAGGGTTTTGGGTTGTTCTGATTTCATTCTATGTTACTATCATTTTTATATTCATCTTTCAAGATCGCCTTTAAGAACCATATTGCTTTTCTAATATCAGTTGCACCACCTTTTAATCTATGGCGTGTAATGTATTTAATAGCAGTTGCATCAGCATAAGGTAAGTCTTTTACATAATCATAGGTTTGTAATGTACGTCCACATTCACATTTACCCGCTTGATAATATGCTGGATTAATTTTATCGGGCATATCCTGTACCTTTTGTTTTATCTTTCCATCTTTTACTCCAAGCCCAGCAAGATATTTTACCTCCATAAGTTTCTAGTAGACTATAGAAATAATCTTTACATTGTATAATCATTTAAGTTTACCTATCCAATTACCTTTCTTATTTAAAACCATTGGTAATAATCTTGGAAATCCATCCAAGATAATTCCACAACCAACGACAAAGCGTGTGCGAAAATTCTTTGCGTAATGAAACGCTAGTGATTTTTGATTTATTAAACATCCCACATTCATAGCAAAGAATAAATTATCAGGATTAGCCCAGTAGCTTATAAGAAACTTTGTATGATAGTGTCCTTGAACTGCCGACATTCCCATTGTCTGAGATACTTTTAAAATATCTGCTGATCTTCCGTGAGTAAAGAAACATCTTTGTTTATTAGGTAAATCTAAAGTTAAATCATCTACCCATTTCCATTTCTTTGTTCCAAGAAATTCAGCATAGTCTTTTAAGAATGATCTACTCATTCCAAATTTTAATGCTCTTCTATAAACTAAACTTGAATGATTTGAATCTACTTCAACTACTTTAGGAAAAATAGATTCTAATTCTTTAATATATTTTTTAGATGCTTTTAATTCATACCCTGCTGAAAATAAATCAGGATCGTGTGTGTGCATATTGATTGCGTGAAAGTCTAACGAATCGCCAATATTAACGATGAAGTCAGGTTTAAATTCTTTTTTGATTTCTTTTAGAAACTCGAAACTATCTTTGTGATGATATGGAATGTGAAGATCAGAAATAACTAGAATAGATTTGTACATATATTTTCATATGGCATCATCTATATTGCTGGTTCTGCTTCTTGTGTTGGTGGTGTTTCCATTTGGCTTCCATTAGCTTGTTCTGCCCCACCGACAACTCCTTGAGCTTGTTGCATCATTTGTTGCATTTGTCCTGCGGCAATCTGCATTTCTTCTGGTGATCTAATTAATTCTTCAGGGACACCTAATTTCTTAGCAACATATTTAGCAACTTCATCTTGCTTGACTAAAATATTTAATAACTGTGGACCAACTCTAGCTTGAACCATTCCTAAGAATCTATCAACTGTTGCCACATCTTGTTGATGTTGTGCTTGTGCTAATGGAGAAGAAGATTTAATTTTTATTTCTCTACCATTAATAACTGGAATTTTAATTCTACCTTGTTTCTTAAGAATATAAACTACTCTTTGTAAAACTGGATTAACTAATTCTGCTTGTAGTCTTCCGAATGCTGAACCAATTTGTCTTGAAAGGTCAGCCATTCTTTCTGCGACTTCTGTTGCAGACATAGGAGTTTTTTCATTCGGTACTCCTAACATTTCATTATATAAAGCTTTTTTAATATTTGTTCTCATATCTCTAAGAACTAAATCAGATACATTAAAGTTTCCTGCTGGCGCGATTGCTTGTAGTCCTGAAGAGCCAGCCGCTTTCGGAATGATAGTCCCGGGAATTAAGGAAATATTATCGACATTAATTACACCATCATCTTCTACTTGATACATTCCTGAGATTGCCATTTGTGCATTTTCAAGAATTAACTCTATAACTAAGTTAGAAGTTTTAACTGCTGGCATCGCTAATTGTAATGGTCCTCTTCCGTATACTTCGCCTGCAACTTTGGACCAACGATAAACAATGTATGGATTAGAACCTAATCCTTTGAAAGTATTTTCACTTATCTTGTGTTCATACATTGGAGCAATAACACAAAATTTATATTCTTCTTGTTTGGTATTGTTATAATTTTTATAAACTATCTCGACAATTTCACATTCAGCATCAGGATTCTTTTCAGTATCCATCGCCATTGTTTCTGAGAGTGTTCCATTAGGATAAGCAATTAATAATTCTTTGAAACGAATCATTCGCTTACGGTAAACGTGATCTATCTTATCATCGTGTCCTGAATCTAAAATGACTTGAGGTAATGGGATTGCTTTGAACTTAATAGGTTGAACTGCATCGCCCTCTTCAACAAGAAGACATCCAGTACCTACTGCTATATCTAAAAAGGTTTCGTGAACCTCTTGTGAGAAATTTGAATTTTGTAATATTTCAAAAACATATTCTGTTGTTTCATCTAAAGCTAAATTAACTTCTCTTCGTTGATCTTTTGGAATTTCTGATCCTGCAACAAAATCTGCCCATCTTGCATAGTTAGGAACTATACCTGCTTGTAACCTAGAGGCGAATTCTTGTACACCAACTACTGCAGTTTCATCAAAGATTCTATCGGTTCTTCTTCTACCAATAGATTCTGAAAAGAAACTTTCACGTTGAGGTAGAGCAAACTCATAACATTCTTCAAATACGGGAAGCCACATATCCTTAATGGATTTAGCGTGGTTATACCGATTTAGTAATTGTTTTACTGGACTCTCAGTTGTTGAAACTGATGCCTGTGGTTTTACTTCTACTACCATTTATTATGCTCCTAAGGTTGAGCTGCTTTTCATACTACCTGCAATTTCAAAACCTTGTCCGCCTCTTCTACCAGTTAAAAGTGATCGTCTACCTTTTCTACCTGTATAAGCCGCAACTCTATCTTCGTATTGTTGTTGCTTAGTTTGTGTTCTTTCAGCTTGTTGCTGTTTACGGAGTCTTTCTCGTTGTTGTCTTACCGATTCCGCTTCAGGTGGTGGTGGAGGAAGATCAGGCATTGGTGGTGGTTTAAATGGACCTACACACATCTATCTTCTCCTTTCGTAAACTGATTTTGGTTTAACATCAAATACATTATAATTTCTTTTTGCTATAATAGGTTTATTAAATTTTTTGCCTAATGTCAAAGACCTACCCTCTCCTGCACCCAATAATAAATATTGGAGAGCATCGTGAATATGGGAGAACCTATTTTTATTTGGCTTTTCATCATATCGTTCTCCTGATACCTGAAGTCTTCTATAGTGATAACCACCGCTAAATCCTCTAATTAAGTTATTACATTTGGGATCAATTAATAATCCACTTTCCCCATCTATCATTCTTGATAAAACAGAATTAACTGATTCCAATCTAAGCGTTACATCATTTGAGGGAGCAGGTCGAGCAGAAATTCCTTTACCTCTAAGGATTTGAAAAGGTGTACTTTCATCTGTTTGTACTCTATGATCCCCCGCAGGATCGCCATATATATAAAATTCCCTTGGTAAAAAGGTTGACATATGTTGTTTAAGTATTACAGAAAAGTTTACAATCCCCATATCTTCAGCAACTAATTCATCAATCACAATCCATCTTCCTCTAATTCTTTGTGCAAAAATACAAGCTGGTGTTAATCCAAAGTCCATTCCTATAAAGATAGGAACACCATCGGCTACTGCGACATCTCCTTTAGCAACGTGAACATCTGATCTAAAGGATTCATAAACAGGTTTACCATCTTCAATTTGTCCTAGTTTATTTAAAACATAAACATCAATCCAAGATTTTGTCTTACCTCTTACAATATTCTTATAGTAGTTGGGAGTTAAGTTCTTTTGATTCTCAGCATCTTTATTAAGACCATACCCGTCAATTTCTTTTGATGAATTTCTTTCTTCTAACATCGCAGGAGGTTGATTAAAGAATTTCCAGTTGTCAGGTTTAATTAACATCTTAGCTTCTTGCTTAGTAATGTAATCAGGAATAATAGTTTCTCCTGCTAAGATAGACCACCAATGATCTGTATCAGGAGGATTGGTATCGCATATCACACCATACCAAGATGCGCCACCATCTCTCATACTGGGATAACGTCCTACCCGCATTGAACACGCATCGATAATTGATTTAGGAATTTCTCGTGCTTCATTAATCCATACCCCTGTCAGTTCGAGAGAGAGTAATTTTTTTACATCTTCAGGTCTATCAAGGGCTAGAAAAAGAACCTCGAGTTCTAAATCGCCTTTTACAATTTTATGAGTATAAGGTACAGACCAAGTAAAAGTTCCCCACTCCTCTTCAGGAAACCAGTCAAGCCAAGTTTTAATTGTTGTTGTTTTTAATTGAGGATTGGTATTACGAATAACTGCCCATCTTGATTTACGTTTATCATCAAGGGCTGGCTTTTGAATTAAAGCTCGTCTTATAATTTCTATGCAACACGCTACCGACTTACCACTTCCTACTGGACCTCTCAGTCCTCTAAAGAAACTATGATCTTTTAAAAATTTTTTTAGGATTTCTCCATCGGGCTTATAAGTTAGTGATCCCATAATCAACTGCTAGTTTATGTAACTCCTCCAATGTTTGAGGAGTAATTGTTTCTAGTATCCTATCTGCCTCCTTATCTGTTTTCTTGTCCTTAGGATAATGTTTCATATGTACATTCTTTACTACTGTTCTCAATAGCTTTATTTCATCTATGGAGTACTTGGTAAAGATGTTCAAAAGATTCCTAGCTTTCTTAACTTACGTGGATGGTTACTTAGGAGGGCTTGAATCTTTTCATCTTTAGAATCTAATTCTTTTAATAAATCTCCAACATACTTCTTATGTTCCTTTTCAATATCCTGCAGATTCTTAATGCTTTGAAGTAATGTTGTATTAGTAGAATAAGCTTTGTCTGATTCTAATTTATCTATTTGGGCGTGATCCCTGAGTAAATCTATCTCTTTCTTTAAAGCTTCTGTTTCTTTCTTAGCTTCTTGAAGTTGCTTCTTAAACTTTTCTTCCAAATGAGTCATCGCTTAAACTTCCCATTGGTTTAGTATTTGGTCTTTCGCCATCCTTTCGGCTTCTTCTTCGCTATGCCCTTTTTGGATTTTTATTTCTTTGTATTGCTCGATTGCTTTTTTCTGCCTTTCATTCCTAGCTTTCTCTTCATTCGCCACCATCTGCTTCGCTTTGATCTTGTTCCGGTTCATCATTATTTGTGATGGACTCAAAGACTTGCTGCTCTTGCCAGCTTTTTTTTCTGATCTTTCTTGACTCTTCATAGTTCCTCCTTGAATTGTTATGTCCCTCAGGCGTGTCTGCTACAGGTACTTTTCTCATATTATTTTCTCACTTCCATTTTTTCTCCAAGGACTGTTGTATATTCAGGAGCTTTATAATCCTTATCCCTAATTTCATAGGTTGCCCTTGCTGAACCTTTCTTAATCCAAATTTTTTTCAGAAGCTCCGTTTCATTCTCGGCTTCCACGTTTGCTTCTTCCAGCAAATCCATATTGCCCAGCTTCCATATTCGAACCCAGTAGTTCACAATAATCTATAGCATAAGAACAACGAACCTTGAAGAGTTATATTGCGTGGGGAGGAGGACCTCGCAGTCGCATCGCCCAGTTTTTAAACCCCGTATGGTAACGTAAAGCACTTGCCCTGTGATTTTCAGAGATACATCGGTACTATGTCAGGTCGATGTTGATCTGGAAATCGCCAGCAACAAGGTGTTGGTGTTTCTCAGGTGCCTTGAATCCTGCTCTGTCTAGGATAGAGTTGGAAGCTTCAAGCTGAACGTACTCACTCTTGGCACCCTGAGAAAGGGCAAGTAGCTTTACTCCAGCGCGAGCCGAAGAAAGCCCGAATGCACGTTGTACCTCTTGAGCCATATACGTTTGCACTTCGGGTTTTCGTAGCATTTTGCTCGCACTTACCCTAGCCGAATTGCCTTGGTATCCTGCGACTCTTGAAGCTTCTGTGATAGTACAGCCACTGGATACTAGAGTATCTACTAACTTCTTGGCTTTGGCGGTAATTCGTCTACCAGTTGTCTTGCCGATTGTCGGTAACTTTAAGCTCATTTTGGTAACTTCCTTATAGGACCTCTATCATATTCTAACATACTTTCTCAACGGTACCCCGTTAGAAATAGTATAAGGTATCTAGCAGTTGTGTCAAGCTACCATACCAGTTACTAAGCCAGAACAATCGGCAACGAGATGTTGGGCTTCGTAAATTGTCCCCCGTATTACAACTACCTCCTTTCCACAGCGTAATTTACTATTGTGCTTATCGCAAATTTGCGTGTTGATATTACAAGTGGCACGCCCGTGTTCGTCCCTCCACGGCGGGTGCCCTCCCAAGAGGGATTCCTCCCCGCACTTGTAATTCAAACGCATCAATTTGCAACCTGATAAGCCCAAGTAAATTACTAACTGTGAAAGGAGGTGTAATACTATGGACAATATAACGAAAGCCCTAACATTCGTTGCCGATCACTTTGCTGGCTTCGAACTGTCTGGCAATTCCACAACCGCTGATACCTATACCATTGAGAAAGGTAGTATTGAGAATATGATTAGAGGTGCGGAAGTTGCCCAAAATGGAGCTAAGAAGTTACTCTTGACAATCGTATCAAGACTAACTGGTAGAATTCGTTCCTTTAAAGGTGGAGAAGTTGAGGATACTCGTATCCAAGATGACTCTAATTCTATCAAGAAGCTTCATGAGCAGGATGTTGCTTTCGAATCTTTTTTAAAGAAATCCAAACAATTTTATAAGAGTAGATTTGGTTTAGAATATACTCGTAGAGTTTTTGGAATTCCAAAAGATTCTTCGCAACAAACCGCGGCAATTCAAGAAGCTATGGAATTGATCGCAAAATACGACAAAGCTAAAGCAGCTTAACGTATTATGGCTTCAAGGGTACTTTGTACCCTTGAGGCTTTCTTTTTGCTCTTGATTAAAGTAGAACAAAATGGTAACAATAAACTTGGAGGTTGAAGTATGGACAGTTTAAAAAGCTGGGCGATGCGAGTGTTTAAGATGTCAGCATTAGCGAAAATTAACTTGGTTTGTATGCTAGCAATAATTTTATTGTTAGTTTTAAATCATTACATAAATTTGTGGGGAGGTACACAATGAAGAATGAGGAAACTCCTGATGAAATAGAATGTACCGTTTGTAAAACAATATTCTATACCGAAGAAGAAATAACTAAACATTGTATAGAAGAACATAATCACAGAAAGGATCGATATGAATAGTGAAGCTATGAGTGAACTCAATACACAACTGACTCTATGGCAAGGAGTACGGTCAAGTATATGGGTAATGTTAAGATATTATATGAAGTCAAAGATGTGGAATGAGAAACAATACATGGCTTGGAATAGTAAATGGCACCATGCCAATGAAGAATGTAAACGATTAGAAAAATCACTGGAGGTAATATGAAAATAGAAACACTGAAAAAAGCTGAAGAGTTTAAGCAAGGTCATCTAAATCTTGTTCAATACTTTTTAAAACAAGGATGTAAGTTTACAGTTAAAGACTTAGAAAGTGGTGCAATGTCAATTACAAACTCTTCAAACTATGAAAGCATAAAAAAAGCAATCAATGAATATGATACCCATCTTGAAATCTGGAAAGATGATAGATTAATTTCTAAAGTTTGGATTATTCCTTATAACGAGGGCATTGATACCATTGCCGATTATTATGTTTCAAAGTCAGTAGATGAATGGGCTGATAAATTTGAAAAAACAATGAAGGCAATCTAATGGAATTCATAGATAGTATATGGTTCATCGTTCTGCTTGGAGCAGTAGGATTGGTATTGATTTACATTAAAACAAAGCAATAGAAAGGAGGAAGTATGGGACAATTATATATAGATAGTAATAGAGGATCAAAAGGAGATCCATATAAAAAAGAGCATCCAATAATATATCCAAAAGACTGTTATCCAAGAGATAAGATACTAGGTGAATGGATAACAGGTAAA